GGGATTGACTCACCGTTAATCAATGTCCAAAAAATTACGCGGGCAGCTCCAGGATCATTGCCAAGATTTTCTACACGCAAGCGCATGTTGAGTCGGACGGTTCGGCCTCCACCACTAAATTGGAAGTTGTTTTTATCTGTTTCGGTGAATTGGTATTCGGCGCCGACAGGCAGCGGAAAGTACGGAACATCCGTATATGGAGCTTCAGCCACCTGATCAGGGTCTTTACCGATGGCACGGGCAATGCCGTTGCTAATGCGGCGGAGGTTGGCGTCGGCATTGTCGCGGTATGAAAAAGCGCGTAGTAACCGCACGCTAGAAACTGGTGCAGTGGTAACTTGACTGCCGGAAAAGACGGGGTCGCTGACCATTTCCGAGTGGAGTGCCAGCGCGGTGATGTCATCGAGAAAACCTCGCACGCGAATGGTGAAGGTGCCGTATTGCGTGACAATGCCCGAAGCGTCGTAGAACGGATTGACTGCCGTAATGCCATCACTATTGAGGCGGATGCACAATCCTTTATTGATAATCTGATTAATTTCGCCTGAAGTGATTGGGCGGATGCGATATTCAAACTGGTCAAAGGGTTGCGCAATGCGGATGAAGTTGTACTGATCTTGCGGGGCAGAACCAACCACACAGAAGGGGAATGGATTCAACTTGGCCCAGCCTTCTTCGGGGTTGTAGTCGTTATTGGCGGGCCTGGCATACAAATGGAAGAATGAAGCGCGACGGGCATATGACTGGTTTGTTCCAGTGGAAAGGCTGGTGTTCTCTACATCGTATTTGTGGAGCTTTTCAACCGAGGGGACTGAGTTGAAATTGGTAATGCCGTTGAAGCGAGTCCAGACATTGCTCTTGATGCCAATTTCAGTTACTTCACAAGAGCGAGAATTTTGGAATGTGGCCACCTCGGCTTTGCAAATTGGAAACCAGGCTTGGCCAATATCAAACAGCGGGCCATCAGCGCCCTCTGGCAGGTTTGTATCTGTGGTAATAAATGGGCGGTAACATACGCCGACATAGCCCGGACCGCCATCGCCATAAACTGCGATGCATTTAAGGATGACGGTGTAGGGAGACGAGTCGGTTTTGTCGTAGACGTTGTCGGAGGGTGTTCGAGAACTCACCTCAAACATGCAGTTGCCAACCATCCATTTGGTGCCAATCTTTAGCAGCTCGTCTTGTTGTTCGTGTTCAGTTTGGATGGCGGAAACAATCTGCTTGTTATCGACAGCATCAATGTCGGGGTTGGCGTAGGTGAATTCAAGGCCACGCTGCCTGTTGGCGATAATGTTTGGATTGCTGGTGTCGTAATAAAGGGTATCTTGCAACTTACCTGCGTTGTAGATGACAGTGACCGTGCCGCCAACAACCATCTGAACACGCAAGCCGTTGCTTTGCTGGGGTGATGTGTATTCAGTGCCATTGACATTGGCTGACACGATGCCAAACTGGCGGGCATAATTGCGGCCCGTTCCGGCCATCTTGGGGTTGCCTGCAATCTGAAAGCGTTTGGCTGTGTAAGAACCTGCCGTTTGTTCGGAAGAGCCAGACAAATAGGAGACAACGTCCCAGTTCAGGCGGTACGGTGTGCCGTTGGGCAAGCCGTTGTAGGCACCAAATTGAGTGCGGGACGATGGGGAAAACGAATGGCAGAAGGCTTCAGCGGTCAAGCCTGCAAAAGTTTGAGCGTTGAAAGCGTTTTCGTCAGGACCGACTGGCGTGCCAAAGCTGCCGTAGCGGTTGTTATGCCCTCGCAGGCGGCTGTCAGGCGTAGTGCGAACACTGCCGGGCAATGCTGCGTAAGTGGTTGTGCCGGCGGCTGGGGTGCCGCCTTGGTAGTAATACCAGCGGTAGTCACCATCAGGGAAAGAGTCAAGAGGAAGTTGGCCGATGTAAACGCCGGCACGGTCGGCAGCAATCTCAGCGGGGGTACTGTATGGACCGCGTGACATAGGCGACTGCCCAGCCAAGAAAACCATGCTGAGGCTTTGGTAGCCGCCCCAACTAAACATGCGGCTCCAGACCAGCTTGGGAGCGACCATGATGCCGCCGACGTAATGAAAATCAGTGCGTCCGTTGACGTTTAGCTGAACGCGCTGTTGCTTAGCGAAGACAATGGGAATCGTTTCGCCGTAGCGGCTTAGTTCTTGGTTGGCTTGGAAGCCGTAGGTGGGGGCAAAGCGGTCGCGGCCTGCGATGCTGTCAAGCGTGCGGTTACCGCCTTGGCGCTGTTGCGCAGGTGGCCTAGGCGCTAGCAGCAAAGCGATGCCTTGAAAAACAAGCCCAACGGCCAGCGAAATCAGAGCGGGCACAAGTGGGCCATTCTGAACATCCGGGACGTGCGCATACTCTGCCGGGCGTTCGCGGCTGAGCCAGTCGATGCGCTGCTTGAACTGGAGGTATTCCTGCTCGGTGCAGCCCAGCTCTTGGACTAGCTGCCGCTCATAAGGAAGCAAGCGCTGCGGTAACAGCGGGGCGCATGAAACGCCGTAAGCGGATGCCAGGTCACCGCTCGCAGGCTGGCCGTTATGTAGAGGATGCCGTCCTGCCAAACTGTCCCAAACGCGTAATTCTTGTGTGGTAGTAAAACCACATCTCCATCATACAAAGAACTTTGAACGCGGTAGCCCCAGTCGTGGATAGCCTTAAGGATTTGACGCGGTGGGGCATCGTACCAGCATGGGTCAAAGGCTGGTGTGGTGATGCCCAAGCGGTCAAGGGCTGTGTACACAAGATGGATGCAGTCGATGGCGCCGTCGGAGTCGGTGCCGTCTGCGCCAAGGCGGTACGGGCGACCAATCAGGTCGTACATCAGCTCAGTCGGACTTGGGCAGTTGTTGGCAGCGGGCCGAACACATCCTCTGTGATGCGGCGTCTAGGCACGTCGCCGCCGACTGCGTCGATGACCGAGGAGATTTCCAGACGGAGTTCAGCTTCGCTCCAGATGGCACCGGCTACTTGCCCGGCGTAGGAACTAAGCACGCGGTAGTCGGCTTTGTTATCAGGGTTGAGCATCAGCATATCCACCAGTACCACCCAACTGCCATCGACGAGCGTAGCGGCCCAGCTACGGCTGAGGGAGTTGTTAGGCAAAGCAAGCTGCGTGGATTGGTTGTCGCCACTGCGATTGACTGTTACGCCCGAGAAGCCAAATGGCAAAAAGCCGTGGGTGTTGCCGTTGTAAGCAACGTTTTCGTTAATCCAGAAGTTCTGGAAGTACAGCGGTGCAGCACTAGCCGTGCGGGGTTTGGCGGTCAGCATGTGACCTAGGGCTATTTCAGTCTTGAAGCTGGTATCCATCAGTTCATGCCAAGGCGGCTACGGGTGGCGCGAGATTGCTGCAAGCGGCGTAGGGTGCGCTGTTCACCTTGCGTGGCACCTTGCTGAGCGGCTTGTGCCATGCCGGTGCGGAACTGGTCAGCGGTGACGTAGTCCACGGAGTTGATGCGCTCAACGGTATAGCGCACGTCGATGGCGGCTGGTGCCATTGTGGCGGTGCCGCTGCCGGTGCCGGTATCCTCACCAGCAGGAATCACTGCAGAGCCGCGAGCGCCAGCACCGTAGCGGTTCATTGCTGAACGCATCTTGCTGGCTGGGATGACGTACTCCGGCTCGCCGCCTTCACCAATTAAGCCCATCGTCGGTTTTGTGACTATGCCACCATCGGCAAAAGCCTCAAATCCACCAGGCCAATATGCGCCGTCTTTTGCGCCTTTGAAGCCAAAGGCACTGGCGAGGAATGAAAATACACCTTTGCCATCAGATCCACCTAAAGCTCCAAAGGCCTGGGCAATTGCATACATGATCAACATTTTGCCGATTGTGGCAAGCAAATCAGCCCCAAGACCTTTTAATGCTTCACCAAGGTTTTCAGTGCCGCTTATTGCTGCATCAAATGCACTGCTAAAGGTGCTAGCAACTGTATTTGCTATCCCTTCAAATAGTTCTTTTTCCATTTGCACTTTTGCGTTAGCTGCTTCTTGTGCTTTTGTTAATTTGTTGATTTCTGCAATCTTGCGGCGTATTGCTTCAGCATCGGCATCAGATAAAACAATGCCTTGCGCTTTTAATTGATTTTCTATTTCAAGAAATTGAAGTGCTTGTTTTTGAACATCTGTAGTTGCTTGGAGCTTCAGCAGCTCCATGTCTAGGCCGGACAATACATCTGCAATAGTTTTTGTTCTTTCTTTGTCATTTTTGGATAGTTCCAGCGCAGTGCCAACGCGGATTTGGTCTGCCTTAGCTTGCGCATTTGCAAGCGCCGCCTGTCGTTGACTAGTAGTTTCAGCTCCAGCTAGCGCGTCAGCAAGTTCATACTGCAGTCGCAATAGTTTTTCTTCGCCTTGCAGCCTGATGACTAGTTGTTGGTCGCGGTCGGCTTCTGCATTAGCAATTTGTTCTTGTAGGAATGTAAGCTGTTTGGTTAACTCGGTTTGTCGCATCAAACCTTGCACTTGCGCTTGGATGCGTTCAGCTTGCTCGCCACCGCGATCGGCCTTACCACCGCCACCGCCACCGCCACCGCCACCGCCGCCATCACCGCCACCGCCGCCGCCACCGCCGCCATCACTTAACCTGCCAGCAGTTGATAGTCCTAAAATAGCCTGAGCCTCTTGCTCTCTTGCGTTAAGCACTTGCCGCCGCTGGCTGGCGCCGGTAATTGTTTGAACTCCAAAAGGAGATAAAATGCCACCAATATTTAATTGTTGAAGTGCAATTGCCCCTGGCGCATTTAAAGCTGCACGCTCTTTTTTGATTGCCGCTTGTGTTTTTCGTGCTTGGGCTTGCGCTCCAGTGACTGTTTCTTTTGTGGCTCCAGCAAATGTTGCAGCGGCACCACCAGCCGCTTTTCGACCACGCAATTTTTCTAGCTCTGCGTTTGCTGCAAGCGTTTCCTGTAGACCATTGATGATAATATTGACAGCGACAGTAATGACGCCCATTGCAGCAATGCTGCCAAGTACTCCGCGCAGTGCGGTTAGCTTTGGTGTTGCCCCGGCGGCAGATTTGGCAAGTGTTTCCGTGTTTCGCGTGTAAAGGGCAAAGGCCGATGCGCTGGTGGATGCGGCGCCTCCTGTTGTCGCCGTCGTTGCGCCCATCGCGGCCATAGCTCCGATAAAGCCAGAACGTAAAGCAATAATTCCTTGTATTGCTTTTTGCAGCAGAATCATTTGCGCAATTAGTTTGACAGCAGCGCCGACTGCATTCATCACAGGCTGCGGGACTGTATTCATTACATCCGCAAAGCCGTTGACTCCCTTGGTGATATCTTGAATGACAAGTACAACGGTTGGGCCAAACGCTCTGCCCAGCGCTTCGCTTAAGTTCTTGAATGAAGTATCCAAAGCCTTGAGTGTATTTTCAAGGCTATTTTTCATCGTATTAAAATCAGAATCAGTCTTGCCTGCCGCACTGTTAAGTTGCTCTAGCACCATGCGGAAATCAGCGCCACCTTTTGCATTTGCCGCAAATGCACCGCGCATTGCCTCTTGAGAGCCAAGCAAACGTGCAGTAGTCTCTTTGTCTTTTTCCATTGCCTTGGCTAGTTCAGCCATAAGGCCCGTAAATCCCTTTGCTTGAAGGCCCCCATAGTTCCAAGCAATGCCTAACTTTGCGGCTGCCTCTTGGCTTTCTTTGGTGGGTTGCAACAGAGTATTAAGGACTGCACCAAGACCTGTAAACGCAACTTCTGCGGTGGCGCCGTTTATGGTTGCAGATGCAATGAACGCATTTAGCTCATCGATGTTGACGCCAGCTAGCGCCGAAATTGATGCCACACGCCCAAGCAATGACGTGTAGTCGCTCCATTCTTGATTTCCAAGCTCAACCGCTTTTGAGATGCTGTCCGTTACCTTAAATGCTTGGCTTCCGCTCATGCCATAGGCATTAAGAGTCTTGACTAGGACTTCAGTTACTGCTGCCGTATCAGCCAAGCCACCTGTTGCAGCTTTAGTTGCAGCACGTAGGATTTCTATGTTTCCTGCGGTGTCACTAAAACCAGCAGATGCCGCTTGATATGATGCCGCCGCTAGTTCTGCCTTGTTGGCTACTCCGCCAAGTTCATTACTAAGTTTTGACAGCGCCGGATTAATTTTTGCTACGTCAACGCCAACAGTGCCAAGTCTACGCAGGTTTGTATCAAGTTCTTTTACGTCTTGGATGACTTTGCCGAGCGCTAATCCAACACCAATTGAAGCGAGTGCAGACGATAGGCCATTAAAAGCGCGTTGCGTAGCCGTTGCCTGTGACTCAACCTGCCGCAGTTTGCTGACCGCATTGCGGCTGTCGACGTTAATAGCAACGTTTGCAACAACCGACACGACTTACCTACGGCGTTGCTTCATTCTACGTTCCTGCTCTTCGTTCTGCAGTTCAAAATAAGCTGACCACAGCAGCAGCTCTTCTAAGGTTACCTCTTGGCTTAGTCTAGCCAAACTGTACCCAAGCTCTTTGGCAACACCAAGTTGCAACAGCAACAGGTTGTCTTTACTTAGTTCCCTTTTGAGTGCTTTTCATATCGGTTTCATTTTCTTCAGGGTTAGTGATAATTGCCAGCATCATGCCTTGCAGGTCACTGTCAAGCACATCATTCTTCAGCTCAGCAATTTCACCAGCCTGAAACAATCGCTGCCCAGCATCGTCTACCGCTTTGGTTACCAGCAAGTTCAAGGCAAAGCCATTCGGTTCGTCACCGCCAGGCATCTTTTGAGCGCGTTCGCGTTCTGCCATGGTCAGCGCCGTGGCGTAAAACTCAAACGTATCGCCATTGTTTAGGGTGACGACACGCTTAATTGGCTCAAGGTTGGCAGCTTTTTTAAGGCGTGCCAGTGCAGAAGAAGCCATAAAAGAGGGATGAATGGCCCCAGTGTAGACCAGGGCCGGTCAGTTATCAAGCAGTGGTCTTGAAGTCAAACGTCGGCACGCCAGTTGGGCGGAAGGTGATTTCCACTTGCTGGGCATCGTCAGGATTGATGTTCAGGCTAGCCGTCAAAAGAGTGGCATCCATCGAGATGCTGCGGCTAAGCGTTTCAGTAGCTTGCAGGTCGGTATAGAGCTTAAAGGCGCAACCGACTTGTTGACGTTGCAACACGTCTTCAACCATGCGGTTGGACAGTGCTGCATCTTCGTTGGTGACGTAGACGGTAGCGGTGCCGCTGCCATCAGCAAAGCCAGGGATGTAAGCACGGAACGGTGCATACTGCCCAGCAGTTTGACCAATGGTTGTCACGTCGATTTCAGCACGGCTGATTTCAAACGACCATGACTGCACCTGACCCACAGCGGCGTAGTCGGCGTAGTACACCTCAAACTCGTTGGGGGCAACTGCCGTACCGTCGTCGGTGATGGCCAAAATAGTGCCGCCGGATGAGGTGGACACTGTGAGCACGCCAGTTGCAGCCGTGTAGCTCAGGACGTAGTAGGTGGTTGCAGACGAAATTGGCGCTGGCAATGTGCCACTGCCGCCGCCGCCGGTTTGGCTATTGACCACACGGAACTTAACGGGGTCACCGACTTTGAAGTTCAGGTAGGTCTGCACGACGATTTCGTCGTTGGCAACGCTGACGTTGGCTTCACCAAAGGTGCCAATGGTGGCGGCAGGCTTGTAGTAGAGGGCGCCGGACGTACCGGACAAAACAGTAACAGCCATGTTGAGCGGTATGTTGGCTGTCCTTAGTCTACATACGCTTCGAACGTTGCGGTCAACTGCGTCTGAAAATAAGGTTCGGGCGCTGCTGGTGTTATTTGCGATGGCCCAGATGCTGGGTCAAAAATGATGCTGTTGAATTTAGCGCGGTCAAACTTGTCCTTGACGCGCTCTGCAATGGTCAGGTTTGCACCAGCACCAAGGCCGGTAGGCGTAAAGACATTGACCACCAGTGTGCCGTTCTGACGGTTAAAACCACCGCCACCGGTTGGTCCCAGCAACGTGGCGTAGGCATTGTCGCCAAAGCGGATGAATACTTGCAGCCATGGGCTGTTGTTGACCGGTGTGTACGGCACGTTCTGATAGCTGACCGGATAAGCCGGTGCAATGGCCATCTCTGTGGCAATGCGGCCTTCGATGGCAGCACGAATGTCGTTATAGGTGCTGCTCATGATTCCCTGCCGATTTTGGCTGCTGCTATCAGCACCCTACCTTGAACGTCCTTGGCTGCACCTTGCACCCAACCATCACGTCCGCCTTGAGCACCAGCGGTTTGCTTGCTGCTGCCATCAGCCAAAGGCTCTGCATAGGGCAGGTTGTTATGCACGCTGTAGATGTTGCCGACGCGCTCTTGGTCATAGTTCATTTTGCGCAGCGGCGGAGGCTGTGGCTTGCCAGGTGGTTTTGATTGGTCTTTGAATGCGCCTGTTGCCTCTTGCTGTGGGCCTGCGTCGTAAAAGCCAGCAGCATTTTCACCAACCTGCCAGCTCGCCCTAAATCTGCCGGTATCAACAGGACTAGCTTGCTTCAGCAGGCTATCGGTTTCCAACACTGCAGCACGCAGTAGCTTTTCCATTTGCTGGTTGACGTAATCGCCAATATCGCCAACCCGAATGGTGCGTGCCATTAGACCCTCAGAATCAACTGATAGGTGATAGCGGTGTTGTCCTGCTCGATGGTTTTCACTTGAATTACCTGATGCGTCACATTGCTGATTAGCACATGGTCTGCGGTGGTAGGTGCATTTGCAACGTCTGCTGCTGCAATCAACAGCCGTTTGTCACCAGCTTGAATCAAGTCATTCACTTCCCGCAAATTGACATCTTCCAACACGCCACGCACGGTAGTGTCAGCCGTGGTTTCAGTAATGGCGCCAGTGCTTGTGTTGTAATTGCCAGGCGTAACACGTCGAATCGTTGCGGTGCCGCCAAACTTTGCCATCAGTTTGCTGGCAACCTTGCGTAGCGGTCCTGCTAGTGCCATCAGACTTTGTAAGCGATGCAGGCGCCATTTTGTAGTTTGATACTCGTAAATAAACCGCGCAATTCAAAACCAGCAGGGAATGATTCACCGTTAAGAGTATTGCCAGTCATGTTGGTGCTGACAATCGTGTGAATATGCGTGATCTCGTAAAAGTCAATGTGATGGAATCTGCCTGTATGAACAGCAGTATCGGTAATGACCTCACCGCCAAGGGTGTAGTCAATGCCGTTGCCTTGGTGTCCTTTGAAGCTCATATCTTGTACGCGACGACAGTGCCGCTAGTCAATGTGATGCTAGTAAACACACCACACATTTCACAACTTGCCTTGATGGGAATGGCTGTAAGAGCATTGCCAGTGTAATCCAAAGCCGTTAGGCTTGCTATTACTGAATCTTCCAACGCCACAATTTCGCCAAACCTGCCGGTATGGGCAACCGTATCATCAATAAACTCAGCGCCTGGATACTCGCTCATGACCGTTTAATGGAGAAGTTGCCTGGTCCACTGATTCTAAGCCCTGTCAGGTACCGTTCCATCAGTGGTGGCACCTTGTCGGCACCAACGGCACCGTAGCCTAGGTTAGGCGTCACGTCAATGCTGCCAATCTTGACGTTCTTGTAATCCTCAAGGCCGCTCAGCCCGATGCCGTCTGGATTGTTGTGCAAATAGACCGCTAGCACAATCTGCGCGTATTTCACCTGAGTTGGGATTTCGTTATCATTGAAATAATCCGTCGTAATGCGAAACGGAAAGCCAACGGCGTAGGTGTTGATGTAGGTATCAGGTCTGCGCACGCCAGTACGGGGCCATTGCAGCGCCTGTGTATCCGTGACGCGTGCACCTAGATACCGCTCGCGGTCTAGCCGTTGCGTAGCAGTAAACAGCGCACGGTTCTTTTGGTCAGTGGTAGCACTTGCCCATGCGGTTACGTCAGCATCTTGCACGAAACCATCAATGATGGCCTGCGCATCATTCAGCGTCAGATATGAGTTGGCGTTTGCGCCGCCCACCGTTGCGTCGATTGCTATTGGCATCAGTGGATGGCTCTTGTGGTTCTAGTGTAGGCGCAGGCTCTGGCATAGAAAGAGAGGCCGCCGCGTTAGCAGCAGCCTCACGATCACGCAGTCGCCGGAAGGCGTACATGCCCATCAGACGCGCTTCAGCAGCACGGTGATGATGACACCAGCCAGAGCGGTGGTGGTACCGGTCACATCCAGAGACAGGCGGTTACCAACCTCAAGGGTGAGGTTAGCGGTGGTTGCCGTCAGGGCAGGTGTCTGCTCAGTAAGAGCAGTGCCCTTCAGGTTGATGGCTGCGCTCAGCAGGTCATCGCCAGCAGTGGCAGCCTCAGTGCCTTGGCAACGACGAATCGTGCCGGTCACGTCAGAACCATCGGTGCCTGCAGTGACGTGAATTTCACGTACTGCGACCACTTCGCACTTCACCGGAGCGGTAAAGAACTGCAAATCAGCTACAGAAGAAGCGATGTAGTGGGTAGCAACGATGTACTGCTCGGTGCTCAGTTCAAACTGGGAAGGTTGTGCCATGGTTAGGTACCTCAGAAATTAGAAGTAACGGTGGCACGCACGATGCCAAGGTTCTTGGTTTCGTACACCTTGGTCCAGTTGCCGATAGTGGCAAGCTGAGCTTGGGTGGGGTTGGTGGTGCCAACGGTCCACTTAGCGCCTACCGGGTGATAGCAGTAGTGCAGGTCAATCGACATGGCATCGCTCTTGGCGAGGATGTCACGGTCGGTTTCGGTCTGCATTGCCATTTGTTCACCGCTGGCAATAGCGCCTTGGGTGAAGAAATACACCGGGTAGTTGGTGCTGGTCGGGGTCAGGTCATCACTGACGATTACGCGCAGACCCATGTAGGTTGGCACGCTGACCTCGCCGTAAGCACCAGTGATGCTGCCGGCAAATACAGGAGCAATGTTGGTAGTAGCAACAGAGCCGCCGCCGCGTGCTTCCGTATTGGTCACGTAATCAATCGCCTTGCGCTCAACCAAGTCGTAGTAGACGGCAGAGTGCATAGCAACCGCAGTCAACTTGTCGCCTTGGTCGCCCAGCAGTGCGCGTGCTTTGGCCACTTGACGGGGACCAAGAGCAGTCATGCCGCTGAGGTCCAGTGTCAACGGGGCAAATGCAGCGCCGGTGTTGCTGGTGAGACCACCAAACACACCTTCAAGGCACTTGATGAGATCCTTTTGACGCTGGTTGGCAACGTAGTCAGCCACTTTGGCGCCGATAGCGGCCATCGGGTCCGAACCAGCAGCCAATGCTGCGAGGTCACGTGACTCAAAAGCACGACCACGGTGCAAGATGACGCCGACTTGTTTGTCAGCAGTGATTTTGCCAGGTGTCAGCGAGGTGCTGTCGGTCAGCACTTCAAAGTCACCTGTCAGATTGGCTTTGTAAAAAGGCACACTGATGTAGTCACCACCCTCAGTAGCATTCAGCTCCGCCATTGGTTGAACAACACCCGATGCCAAAAAGGCATCACGCAGGGTTGTCTGTTCAAGCAAATACGGGGTGAAAATCTCGGGGATGATGATGTCAGAGCGAAGAGTCGCCATGATGAATCACCGGAATGGTTTACGGGGTGGGCGCAGCCCTCGGGCTCAGTGCGGCGCAGCCATCACGAGCAGACGTTTACAGCTTAGCGGTTAGCTGTTGCTTTCATTCTTTCATACAGATCACGATCTGTCCTAAACAGTCGCGCCTGTTCTGTCAGATTGAAGCTGTCCCGGTTAAACGGGTTAGTCATACCAGCCGGGATGCTGTTGCTGGTTACACCTGCTGACGGTGCGCCACCGCCTTGCGGCTTGGGTTGCTTTTGCATCCATGCCGGTAAGGTCTTGGCCCATTCGGCAACTGGTTTGCGCTCATAGCCGTCAACCACTACCACGGTGCCATCAGGCTCGCGCTCGATGGACTCGGGCTTGAGCTTGGTTTTTAGCACCATGTCTGGGTCATGCACGATGTCCGCCAGCGCGGTCACGGCAGGCGTGACCAGCTCTAGCTCATGGACACGGCTTTCAAGTTCTGCAATGCGCTGGTCCTTTTGCGCCGTCGCCTCACGGAACTGCTGCTCCAGAGCCTGTCGGGCTTCTTGGTATTTACCTTGAGATTCAAGCTGCTGCTGCTCATGCTGCCGCTTAAATTCAAGCAATTCTTCAACATTGACACCATCGGGAACAGGCGGTGTTTTTTTGGCTGCACGCAACTCTGCGATTAGTTCTTTGTTTTTGCGTTCAAGTGCTTCGACACTGCGCTGCAAATCAACCTCAGCAGCCGCAGGCTCCTGGGTTTGTGTTTCATCTGACATGGATAAGCCGCAGGCTTAATTACGCTGTCATCGTACCAGCTATGCCGGTCATGGCACGTGAGTGGGATTCACCAATTCGTGAACCGTGGAATCCGCTGATTAAGCAAGCGCTAGATGCCATTGACCGACATGAGCATCTGTACCGCAAAACTGGCAACGGCTGGCACGCAGCCAAAGCGCATGAGCTGCGGCGTTATGTCTGTGAGTTAAAAACGTGGATACACCGGCAGGAACGGGTCACCATTTAGCCTTATCGGCCCAGTATGCAGCACTCATCTTTCCCTTAGCGATATTGTCAGCGTGCCTTGCCTTAAAGCTAGCCCGTCTAGCTTTGGCTGCTGCTGATTCACCTTCGCGTGCTGGGCTACCACTGACGCCCTGCTGACCAAAGCGAATCAGCTTGACGGTTTCACCTTCTTTGGCCAGCACCGCATGTGATTTTGTCGGATGCCCTGGCGTCCGTTTGGGTTTGTTGTAGCCCTCAAATTGCTCGCCGCGATAGGTGATACTCATTTCCGTTTTGGTTTCTTAACAGTCTTGGCAGCAGCCTTGAAGTCTGCAGCACTTGGACGGTCGGGGTCACCCTTACGCGACATGCGCTCTTTGCTGCCAGCTTCAATGCGCTTGCGTTTGGCATTGATGTTGGCATAGAGTCCGGGTTTTTTAGGCACCGTACCGAGCGCGTAGGTGTTCTAAGGTTAGCTCTGACCCGTCGTCGCGTACCAGTTTGGCGAGTGCGTTCTGTGGTCCATACTTGTCAGACAGCTTCAGAAAGTAAGGCACTTTGCCCGCACCAAGGGCGGTTGCTTGACGAACTAGCAGATCCGCATCCGTCTCTCCTGGCCGTTTCTCTTTCAGCCATTCCCCATAGCTCATGTTGGCCGGCACTTGGCCACCTGCCGCTGCGCGTGTTGCAGTCGTTGATGGCGGCAGGATGTCTGGGTCGATGACTGGCACCGTGGTACTGCGGCAGTTGAAATGCTGCGGCGGCATTGGGCCTTTGCCGTATTCAAACTCGCGGCCATCCAATGCTCGGCAGATGCTGCTGGTCCTAGTGTCAAGCGTGGCGACGTAGCGGTACTTCTTGGTGATGTCTTGGTTGGCCTCGTACACCTGCTGGCTAGCAGTGTTGGCCACTTGGTTGACGCTGGTGCGGACTAGGGCCATCACCTGGTTGTCTGCAACGGCTGTGGCCTGGCCACCTGCTGCAATAAGTTGTCTGATATTGCGGGCACGTTCGCCAAATTCAAGACTGCCAATTAACCGCTTAGCAATGGCAGGCGTCGGCTCACCAGTCAACAGGCCTTGGCGCACTACTTGCGAAAATCGCTCGGCTTGACTGGTGGCGATGCCCCTAAATGCCTTCTCAGTTACGTCACCATTTGGCAGCGTGATCATGGTGCCCTTGGCTGCGGTTAGGTTGAACGCCCCGGCGCCAGCTTGCTGCGCTAATGCTTCGGCGCCATAGACGGATTTATAGAGATCATCACTAAGCGCCACCACATTGATCTGCGTCGGGTCTGTAGTTACCACCGACTGCGCAAATTGCGGGCTGATCTCAACGGTGCGTACTGCATCGCGGGCGCCAGCAGGTAATACCTTGCGTAGTTCCTCGGTGACAAACTCTGATTGCAGTTCCGCTAAACCTTGCAACTCAGTTGCTGTTAATTGGGTAGCATCACCTGCCCATGTGCCTAGTGACTCCTTAAGCTGCGCAAGGATGCCACGCAACCTGTCTGCCTTGTCCGGTGCTGCTAAATCATCAATAGCGCGCAGTTGGTTGACTGCATCAATGATGATGTCGTTGTACGCATTGATGACGCGCCGCGCCACGCTGTTGCTAAACCTGTTCAGGTCAATCGCATTGCGATACAGCGCTTCTGGTGTGCTCATCCAAGAATCCCCAACTGGTCAGGGCGGTACTGCGACCTGATGCTTACATCAGCGCCACGGGCTAATGCACCTTTGACCGCAGCAGCAAAAGCGTCATAACCATTCTGGCCGTCTTCGTACAGCACCACTTGGTCTACCTCATCAGCTTTGCCGGCTTTGTAATACTTCATGCGCACAATTGCCAAGATTTCTTGCGGCAGTTCGCACATGGTGTAATCAATTTCAGGCCGGCGTGGCTTCTTCGGCTCCAACCAAATCATTACTGCTATCAACCAGTCTGTCACTTGGTCCAGCAGACGGTAAATCAAATCCCGCATTGGATGTAGCCTCCAGCTCTTGGTCTACATCAAAGTTATCGCCTAGCACATCGCCTTCAGCAAGCTCGGTCAGGAGCGTTTCTTGGCTGATGGTGCCTGCGGTGTACAGGGCTAGCAGGGATTGAATGTCTTGCGGCTCAAGGCGTGCGCCAAGGAAATCACGATTGACGTAAGCACTGCCAGCAGCAGTGGCATTGCCAAGGTACTGCGCGTGATACTGCAGGCAGTTGTCAATCATGTCTTGCATATTTTGCGCAATCACCATCATGGTGCTGTCGCCTTGGCTGCGGTCGATGCGCTTGGCTTCTGCCGTCTCGGCGCTCAGCTTTTGGCCCAGCACTGCCGACAGGCCCAGCTCGTTAATTTGCATGGCTAGCTGCTCCAGCCTGCGGAACTGCGCTTCAAAGCTCTTGCCTGCTGGCTCGATGTATTCGGCACGGCCATCAGCAGGAAATGCAATCGCCTCACCAGGTCCGGCGCTGACCTCCTCTGCAGCAGACGGGAAGCCGTAGAAGGCCAGCATCGGCACTGCTGAAATGTGCAGTTGATTGTCGAGGTCCGACTGGATTTGATAGGTCTTCAGGTTCAGCTCTGCGATGTCTTCCAACGGCGGGCGGCTTTCCATAAAGCCATGCCGCTGCGCATAGGCAACGCTGAACGGGATCTCGCTGAGGCTGGTGCGGCCTTCGTCAACGACCTGAAAGTCGCTGTTGTCATCCTTGCGGTGCAGTTGATATTCACCTGGCGTCAGCACCCGGATCTGTTGCACTTCTTTTTCGCCGTACAGCCCATCAGGCACGGTGACCACCTCCGACAGCCGCAGTTGCGTCAACACCTGCTTGCCGTCTTGCTGCTCAGTACGCCAGCCAAGGATTTGCCGTGGCGTGTAAGTCACCCAATAGGGTCTA